CCTTTTTCAGTGGAAATGGATGGTCGTCGCGAATTTGGCGTTACGCGGGAATTCTTATCACCTGATCACGTCACGGGACAGCGGGGGGACGCCGACGGCGTTGATGCCGCTGCACCCCGACATCGTCTTCCTCGAAAGACGGCCGGATCTGTTGGCGTGGTTCGATCCGATCTACCGGGTGATGGGTCAACCCGTCCCGAAAGACCAGATCTGCCATATCCGCCGGTTCACCATGCCCGGCGAACCCTGGGGGCTGTCCCCGATCCGGCAGGCCGCGGTCGCCGTCGGATTGTCTTTGGCCGCCGAAGAGTACGGCTACCGGTGGTTTAAAGAAAGTGCTTCGCCGACTGGTTTGTTGATGACCGATCAGAATTTGGATCCCGACGCGGTGGAACGCCAACAACAAAACTGGATCGCCTCCCACGGCGGCCGCCGACTGCCCGCCGTGCTGACCGGCGGCTTCAAATGGCAGAACCTGTCCATCAGCCCGGACGAATCCCAGTTTTTGGAAACGAGGGAATTTCAAAGGGAAGACATTTGCATCATGTTCGGCGTCCCGCCAGTGCTGCTGGGTCATACGAAGGCCGCGACCGCATGGGGAACTGGAATCGAACAGATTACTCAGGGTGCGGTGACTTATTCGTTCCGGTCGTGGACTTCGTGTATTGAGAGTGCGTTGTCTGATTTGTTGCCCCGCGGCCAGTACATCTCCACCGACTTCGATGCCCTCTACCGGGGTGATATCGACACCCGGTATAAGGCGTATCAGACGGCGATTCAGGCTGGGTGGGCTAACCGCAACGAGGTTCGGGCGAAAGAGGAGATGGAGCCGGCTGACGGTTTGGACACTTTCTTGCAGCCGGTGAATATGGCGCCGTCTGGGTTCGACCCCGCGAAGACCGCCGCACTGTCCGCGGCCGGGGCGCCGGGCGAGAAGCCCCCCACCAGTGAGCCGGGGTTCGGCGGCCGACCCCAAACCCCACCAAGCCGCAACGGGCAATCCGTAGGAGTCACGAAATGAGCATCGCTGTCCATCCGAACCGCGCGAAAATCCTCGACGTCCGCGAAACCCGCGCTTGCCCCACCCCGTTCGAGTACCGCGAAAACCGCAGCGGCAAGATCGTCATTGAGGGCTACGCCGCCACCTGGGAGCCTTACGACATCCTGGGTGGTCCTGACCGCGGAGGATGGACAGAGCGGATCGACCAGCGCGCTTTCGATGTCACGCTGGCCACCAAACCGGACCTGATGCTGTTGGTCAATCATGAAGGCTGGCCGTTGGCGCGGACGACGACTGAGAATCTACAGGTCACCCGCGACATGAAAGGGCTGAAGATCCGCGCCCAGCTCGATCCCGATGACTGGGACGTGCAGCGGCTGATCCCGAAGCTGCGGCCGCAGGCCAATGGGCGGGCCATCATGGACCAGATGTCGTTCGGGTTTAGAGTCAAAGATCAAGTCTGGGATGCCTCCTACACGCAGCGGATGATCACCGAAATCACGCTGCAGCATGGCGACGTTTCGATCGTGAACTATGGCGCCAACCCGACGACCCAGGTCGCGATCGCCGACGCGTTGGAGGCCGCCTCCCACCTGTCCGACGGCCAGCTCGTTGAGCTGCGGCACCTCGACGCTTCCCTGGCCGATGCGCTGGAGGCGTGCCGCGCCGACAAAGACCCCAAGAAGCCGTACGGCGACGTCGCTTACGCGGACCCGCGCAACGGGAAGTATCCGATCGACACCGAAGCCCACGCCCGCGCGGACCCGATCCCGTTCAGCGCCCCGGCGCCCGGCGTCGTCCGCGGCGAACCCCCCAACGAAGACGACGAGGAGATCGAACCAGCGGGGACCGAAGCGTGGCCGGGCGAAGACCCGATCACTGTGGGGGTGATTGAGGCTGCCCTGCAGAAGGTTCGGGACGCCGCCGATCCGTCAGGTTTGCGTTCCATCACCGCCCGGTTGGCTGAGTTGGCGGCCGCCCGCGTGTCCTACCCCCCCACACTCGCCCCCTAGACGTATCCTCAACGGTTGAACCCGCGAACCTGGCACAGGCGGCGGCGCCCGGCACGGGCACGACCGGCACGGTCACCAACCCATCCCGTCACGCCCGAAAGAAGACCCCTATGAATAGCGACGCTCCCGGCGCCATCGACCTGCAAGCCTATCTCAACCGGCTCATCGACCAACGCGCCGAACTCGCCGAAAAACGCGACAACCTCGAATCCAAAGCCACCGCGATCCTGATGGTCGCCCAAGACACCCACGGCGACACCCTCTCCGCCGAAGAGGACGCCGAAGTACGCAAACACGTCGAATCCATGCGGACCCTGGGGACCGACATCGAAACCCTCGACGCCCGGATCAAAGACACCGGCGAAGAAGTCAGGCGCACCGGGCAGATCCAGGCGAACCTCGCCCAGGTCCGCAACACCCAGAAAGCGATCGTGTCGGTCCGCGAATCCAACGTGTACACCGCGGAGAACAAGCATCAGCGGTCGTATGTGCGGGATTTGATCCGGTATACGACGAATCAGGATCACGACGGGGAGTCGCGGCGCCGGTTGTTTGATCACGCGCAGGATGTGGCCACCGCCCCGGAATATCAGGAATGGCGCGACATCAGCCGGGTTGACGGTTCCGGTGGGTATGCGGTGCCCCCGGCATGGCTCATGGATCAGTATGTGACGTATGCCCGCCCGGGCCGGGCGTTCGCGAATGTGTGCCAACGGCAACAGTTGCCGGGGGGTACTGATAGCATAAACGTGCCGAAGATGCTTACCGGTACCAGCGTCGCCATCCAGGCCACCGACAACAGCACCGTCTCGGAAACCAACCTGACCGACACGTTCATCAACGCCCCCGTGCGGACGATCTCCGGTCAGCAAGGGCTCGCGATCCAGCTGATTGACCAGTCCCCGATCGCGTTCGATGATGTCGTGTTCCGGGACCTGGTGGCCGCGCACGCCGCGGTACTGGATGGGCAGGTGATCGGCGGATCCGGGTCATCCGGTCAGGTGCTGGGTGTGAATAACACCCCGGGTATTACGTCGATCGCGGCCGCCGGGGTCACGCTGACTCAGGTGTATTCTGCGATCGCCAACGCGATCCAGACGGTACACACCACCAGGTTTTTGCCGCCCGAAGTGGTGGTCATGCACCCGCGGCGGTGGGGTTGGCTGCTCGCCCAGGTCGACACCCAGAACCGTCCGGTGGTGCTGCCCGAAGCCAACAACCCCATGAACGCCGTAGGGATTTTGGAGGCCGTCGACTCCCAGCAGATCGTCGGCCGCCTACAGGGTTTGCCGATAGTTACAGACCCTAACATAGCTACCAACTCCGGCGCGGGAACTGAGGACATCGTCTACGTCATGCGGGCCTCTGACCTCATACTGTGGGAGTCTGGGATAAGGGCCAGGGTCTTACCAGAGACCCGAGCAGCAAATCTCACGGTCCTGCTCCAAGTCTATTCGTACTTAGCGTTCACCGCGGCCCGCTATCCGGCGTCCGTGGTGGAGATCACCGGGCTGACCGCACCCACCTTCTAGGACAGCAAGCGACACGCTCAACCGGTTGGGCATTGCTCACCGGTTGGGCGTTACGCTTCCCACTATGGTTGCTAAAGATTCCCCCGAATCCCCCGAAACCCGTTCCGGTGTGACGAAGCCGCCCGGCGCATTGACTACGCCCTGCACCCTGCTCGCCCTGCATAACTGGCTGCAGTCCGCCCACGCCACCGCCCCGGGTTGGGGTGGCACCGCGCAGGTCACCACGACCGCGACCAGCATCGCGGTCGCCTGATGTCGGCGCCGGCGCCGGGCCGGTTCGGGCGGATGCCGCCGCCGCCGCCCGGCAAGATCTGGGTGCGTAACCCCGATACCGGGTGGGCGTTGTCGATCGTGGCTGGGGTGGAGCGGTTTAAAGCCGTCGGTGAACAGGTGCCCGACCATTTGGTGGAGTTGGCGCGGTCGGTGCCCGGTGAGCTCCCCGATACCGCGACCGTGGCGGTGGATTCTGACTTCGGTGTCCCACTTCCCGCGTTTGCCTCCGCGGAACCGATGGGTGCAGCCGGTTCGTCCGAAGCCGAACCCGATGAGCAGCCGTCGTTGTGGGACACCGAAGCTTCGGAGGGCGTCGACCTCGAGGGGTGGACGGTGACCGAACTCAAGAACGCCCTGGATGACCTCGAGGTCGACTACCCCGCTAATGCCCGCAAAAGTGAGTTGATCGCCCTGCTCGAGGAGGCGGAACAGTGACTGCGCCCAGTCCGGTGTCGTCACCAGCGGCACGGCGTGACCCGTACCCGCCGCTGTGTGACCCCAACGACCCGGACTGGGCGTCATTCCAGGCGCAGGACCCCAACTATTTCCTGTCGGTGGCCGGGGCCCGCATCCGGACGTATTGCGGGTGGCGGATCTATCCGAACGACACCGACACCGTTGATCGGCTGCGGATCGGCACCAACGGCCGCATCATGCTCCCGTCGCTGTATGTCACCGATGTCGCCCAGCTGACCGTGCAGACCGGGGTAAACACCAGCATCACCATCGACCCCGACATGTACGAGTGGTTCGCCAACGGCTGGATCATGCCGCTGGGTTTGACGGGGTGGGGTTGGGGCGGCTATTCCGGCTTCTACTACGGGCCGGACACGCCGGCGTATTTGCCGTGGATGAACTTCGGCTACGCCACCGTCACTTTTACTCACGGCTATCCGGCGGTCCCGGCGGATGTTAAATCGGTGGCCTACGAGTTGGCGGAAGTGGCGGCGGAAATGACCGCCGGTAATGTGTCCGGGATCACCACCCCCGGCTACCAGTTGACCTTGACCCGCAACGCCGGCCTGAACCTGAACTGTGAGCAGATGGACCGGCTGGCCCCCTACCGGCTGCCGGTGGTCGCCTGATGAAGATCCCGGCGCCGTGGCCGGTGCTGCACACCCCCCGCACCGTGGACACCACCACCACCGACGCCCACGGCAACAACCCGATCAAAGACGGCGCCCCCGTCATCCGCTACGTGTATTCGTACCACCAGGCCGGGCGGCTGGGCAGCAGCTCGGAAGTGATTTCGCCGGAGTTCCTTGACCGCATCGAAACCACCCTGGATATGGCGGTCCCCGACCCGCAACACTATTCCGCGTCCGATGGGGTGATCCTGGGCGGCACCGTCGACGAGTCCGGGAACTATGACGGTGGGGTGCAGTATTGGGTGAACGGCGACCCCACCAGCGACTTTCAGGGCCCGTTCAAAAAGCTGTACGCGTGGGCGGGTGGGGTTGTGAAGCTGCGGCGGATCACATGACCGAACCGTTGGCCGGCGGCGGCGCCGATGATCCCGGCACCGATACCGACGCGCCGGCCGGGGCGCACACCTTCCGGGACGGCTCCGAGATGGTCATCGACAAAGCCGCCTTCTCGGCGTTCGCGATCCAAGCCCTGCACGCCCCCGCCGTCATCGCCGCCCTGGCTGACGAGGTGGCGCAGATCGCCGACTACGCCAACAGCATCGCCGTGCAGAAAGGCGCCATCTACGCGGTGACCGAAGTGCAGTCGTGGCCGGACTCCAAACGTGCCCGCGCTAACGTGTGGTCCAGCAATTTCGCGGCCATGATCGACGACGCCCACAATTCGACACTGTTCAAGGCGTTGGCGCATTTCGGTGGGACGGCCACCCAATGACCGCGCCAACCCCGTACGGCATCGTCGGCCCCGACCCCGAATCGTTGGCGCTGGCGTATTTCACCCCGCTGATGTCCCCGGTCCCGGTCACCACCCGGCTGCCGAAACCGGCGGCCCGCGCGGACACCGTCACCCCCTGGCTTCGTTTGGAGGCTGGTGGCGGCTTCATGCGGGACGACGAAATCATGTTCGACCTGTCCCTGATCCTGCACTCCTACGCCCCGCAGAACGAGGAACCGGCTGCCGCGAAAAACCTTCGCACCGCCCTGGGCTACGGGGCCCGCGGCATCTACACGTTCACCGTCACCGACCCCGACGGCGTCGACTGGTGGGTGGCGCATTCCAAAGTGCAGGGCAACCTGTTCAAACAAAACGATCCCCTGGTCAACATGCCCCGCTACAAGGCGATGCTGATGTGGCGGATCCCCGGCCAGGCCCTCGCCGTGTCCTAACCCCCGAAACCCCTTTTGGCGTGCAATGCTAAGCCGTGCAGCATTGCTACATGCTTGAGCAGGAGGAAACCGAATGAGTGCCCCCGTTGTGATCGCCGAAGTCCAGGAAATCGCCGCCCCCTCCCCTAAGGTCACCGGCGGCGTGCGGTTCGCCCCGTTCGGCACCACGATGCCCACCGACTCCACCAGCGCGTTGGATCCCGCGTTCGTCACCCTGGGCCGCGTTGAACAGAACGGTTTGGACCGGGTCGAAGACCGGCCGGAAGGCAAACAGTACGACTGGGGCGGAAACCTGATCGCCATCCTGCAGGATCACTACGGGCTGCAATTGAAATTCAAGCTCCTTCAAATGGTGAACAAAGACGTCCAGAACGCTGTCCACGGATCCTCGAATGTGACCGTAACGCCGCCGACGGCGACCACCGGCACCCTGTATACCAGCCACATCAACGGGAAGTTGCTGGATTCCGGGATTTGGGTCTTCGATGCGTACTACCAGAAGATGTCGGCGCGCCTGGTTGTCGGCTACGGTCGCCCCACCTCGATCGCCGGCCCGAAATGGTCGCACAAAGAATTGGCGACCTTCGACGTCACCCTGGAGGCGTTCCCCGACGACAACAACGATTTCGCGATCGAATACTGGGACGACGGGATCTTCACCTGATGACCGCAGCCCCACCCCGGAAACGGGCGACGGCCCCGAAACCCGCGAGCTTGGCGGCGCCGCAGAAAACCAACGGCCCGGCGAGTAACGGCGCCGCCAACCCTACCCCGCTGCCACCCCCGACAAAAGTGCCCGACATTGAGCACCCGTACGGGGACCGCAAGATTTTCGTGTGGAAGCCCCGCAAAGGCGGCGACCCGATCGTCCTCCCGCACATCTCCACGGTGAAAACCAGCCAAGAATTTTTCTGCCTGATCTATGACCTCAACGAAATGTTCCAGGGCTTCGAATGGCTGATCAAAGCTGAAGTCCCCAAAGCGATCCGGCTGCGGGTCGCCGCCCTCGGCGATGACGATCCCACCGATCAGAACAACATGTATACGGCGTGGTTCAAGCCGATCAACCGCCCGACGGGTGGGGAGCCGCCGGGGGAATCCTGATGCTCACCCAGGCGGTGGGCAGATTCCACCACGCCCTGCAACGGGATCTACTCACGCTGGGTTTCCGGAGCGCGGATATGTTCACCGACCGGCTCACCATCAATGAGCTGATTTCGATTGTGGTGGCCGCCCCGCCCGGGTCCGCGTTGCGGCACGCGTTCGATGACGGCTGGACCCGCACCGACCATGTCCTGGCGAACATGGCCGAAGCCCAGGCCGGTGTCGCCCATCTGACCGGACCCTACGACCGCCCAGGCCTGGGGGATCGGCTGCCCGGCGAGCAGATGTTTCCCGCCGACGTCATGACCTGGGAGGAAATGGACGCGCTCGACGCCGAACGCGAGCAGCGGCCCAAGGGCAAGTCCCATGAGCGGCGGTGGCGATGACCACCCCTGCGGGCGGGAATGAACTTGGGACCGTTTTCATCAACGTCGCCCCGAAGATGTCGGGGCTGGGCAACCAGTTCCTGGCCGCCGGCCGCGAAGGCGCGAAAACGTTTTTGCAGGGCTTCACCGAAGGCATGAAACAAGTTGCGCTGCCGTCGGATGCCTCTGTCCTCGGCGAAGTCATCCAAGGGAAACCCATCGGGACGGCGACGAAAACCGCCTCCCAAAGGGCTGGAACCGAGATCGGGAAAGGCCTGAATACCGGCATCGCCGAAGGCATGAAAACCGCGCCCAGCGGCGGCGGCGGGGTCCTCTCCGATGTCGTCGCCGGGAAACCCGTGTCCTCGGGGACGAAAGCGGCCGCCGAAAACGCCGGGAAAGAGATCGGCGCGAGCATCAACAAGGGGATCACCGCCACCGCGGAACAAACCGGGAATGACGCCGGGGAGAAAATCAGCGGCGGCATCAAAGCCAAGCTGCAGAGTATCGACGGGGCGGCGATCGGCGCCACGATCGGCGGCGCCATCGGCGACGGCCTCAGAGGCAGCAACGTCACCGGCGCCATCGACAGCATCAACACCGGCCTGTCGAAAACCGCGGACATCGCCGCCACCGTCGGCATCGATATGAAAAGCTGGCAGATCCCGCCCGGTGTAGACACCGAGATCAATGACATCAGCAACAAAACCAGCGATGTTGTGACTCATTTGCAGCAGGCGAAAACCGCGGGCGACGAGTTCGGGAAGTCATCCAGCGGCGGCCTGGGCGGGTGGATCGACAAAGGCGCAACCTTTATCGGCTATCTGGAAATCGCGAAAGATTTGTTTACGGACATCGTCCATATCAACGACTGGCTTGACTCGCATATCAGTTGGCTCGACAGGCTGGATAAAGGCGAGCCGATCGGGCGGTGGATGCAGCAGCACGTTTTAGGCCGAACAGGCTGGGGAGAGCCGCCGTCATCGATTTACGCTGCCGCTGGGCCTAACCAAAAGTATTGGTGGCCTAAGGATTCCGGGGGGACGTTCTACAGCCGCCAGCCCGAACCTTATGCAGAGGGGTTCATCGGCCCCATCCCTGCAGGCGCCACCCGCGCCCCGGGCGGGGTGAACCCACCTGGGCTGCCTTCGTATGCGCCGCCTGGAGGTGGTTTCTATAACCAGTGGTATCCGCCGGAAACCGGCGGCGCCGCAGGGGGCGGCGGCGGCGGCGGCGGTGGCGGTGGGGGTGGGGGTGGCCGTAGCGGGTGGCGGAGTGAGGAATCCTCGACCACCGACTGGGACGCCCTCGCCCAGGCCGAATCGTCCGGAAACTGGGCGGATCCCGACAGCGGCGGCACCGGCCACTACGGTGGCCTGCAGTTCGACATGCCGACCTGGCGTGACTTCGGCGGCCTGGAGTTCGCTGACCGCCCTGATCATGCCACCCGCGAGCAGCAGATCATCGTCGCTGAACGGGTGCCGATGGCGCAGCGCCCGAAACGCTGGGCGCAGACGTGGTGGACTCAGAGCGGCGGCGGCCGCGGCGGCGGGGGGACCAGCGCAGGGGGCCGGGGCCGCTACACCGGCGGCGGCGGAGGAGGTGGCGGCGATTTCGGTGCCGCCGCCGGCGCCCCCACCGCGGCACCCCCCAACGAAAACGAGATCCGCTCCTGGGTCACCGAAAACTTCGGGATCCCCAACACCTTCGGCACCGGATCCTGGGAAAACGCCACCCATCCCAAAGACCAGGGCTGGCACGGCAAAGGATACGCATTCGACTTCCACGGCACCCAAGAACAGATGGCCGACCTGGCGAATTGGGTGGCGCAGAACTGGGCCCAATACACCCTCGAACTCATCTACAGCGGCCCAGGATTCGACTCGAATAACTGCATCAAAAACGGGAAATTCGGCAACGTGTACGGCGCCGCCATGCTCGCCGAACACACCGATCACGTGCATTGGGCGATGACGAAGGCCCCCTCTCAAGCTGAGATGCAGGCCGCGACTGGGCGCGGCGGCTCCCGCGTCGACATGGGCGGCGGCGGCGGCGGGGGCGGCGGGGCTGGCGGTGGCGGCGCGGGCGGCGGTGGTGGGGAGCAGCTCGGGCAGTCCATCATCTCCGGCATGTTCCAAGAGTTGGGGTTCCCCGACGTGTTCGGGAAACCGTTCACCCAATGGGGCGCCTGGAAGATGGGCATGGCCGGCCTCAACTACGGGATGGGGTTGGCGAAGATGGCGAGCGCCGCGCACGGCGGCCCCGGCGGCGGCGGGAGCGGGGGCACCGCGGGCAGTCCAGGGACCACCAACATCAACAGCGTGTCCCTGAACAGCCCCGTGATCGCCGGGAACAACGCCGCCGACCACATCACCGCCCTGCAAACCGCCGCCAGCCAGGCTAGCTTCCCCACCACTGGGGCAGCGGGATTGCCGCACGCGACATGACCACGCCGTCCTACCCGCCGGGCAACACCACCACCAGCATGGGGCGCCCCCCGTTCACCGACGCCGCTGTCCCCTTCAACCAGTTGCCGCCCGCGCTGCGGGGCATGCAAACCCACATCCTCTACCTCGACCCGCTCGGAAACTACTGGGACCTCGCCGGCCCCCGGAAAGGCCGCCAAGGGGTACGGCTCGCCGGGTCCGGCTCCGGGCAGATCATGGGCGACCAGAACTGGCCCACCGAACAAGTCCTCGTCAACTCCCCCTACATGATGGGCGCCTCGATTCAACGGCAGAACGTCGGCCAACGGCAACTGAATTTGAAGATCATCATCGGCAACCACGCCCCACCCCTGACCGAATATCAATACCGGATGGCCGAAGAACACTGGTGGGCCGGCCAGGACGAAACCAACGACGGCTGGCTCGCCGTCTACACCCGTTTCTCCGGGTGGCGGTGGATCCCGGTCCGCCCACAAACCACCGTGCAGACCGCCCAGTCGCAGGACCCGA